AAAAAGGTATCCATTTGTTCTTCAGTTAGTTCAATACCTCGAACGGGCATTCCTAATAAATGGAAAACTTGAGTGTATAATTTCTCTTTTTCTGTCTGTGAAATAATTGTGGCCATAATTTGGTATATTCCAATAAATACTTTATATTTAGGTTATGAATACATCATTATTAGAACTATTCCAAATAGGAAGTAAAAAAAATTACGAATTTCATTATAAAATCACCGAAGATAAAGAAAACCTAATAACCGTGGATAATGAGAATAAAATCATTACCGCTAGGATTGGTGACCCTGAGAATGAGGATTTATTTGAAATTATTGAAGATGTTAAAAAACAACTACAATAATTGTTTAAGTAAATCTCTACTAAACGATTCGGAATATTCACCGTCACCCATAACTTGGTCAATAACTCCCTTCTTCTTTTGTAAGATATTATAGATAATCTTTTCAACAGTGTTCTCAAATACAGGATAGTAAACGAGGACACTATTTTTTTGTCCATATCTATATGCACGGTCTTCACCTTGTGAATGGTCGGCGGGAACAAATGATAAGTCATTCATAATAACCACTTCAGCGGCTGTTAATGTGATACCAACACCGGCAGCCTTTATATTACCAATGAATACTTTTATTTTGTCATCATTTTGAAATCTATCCACATTCTCTTGACGTTTATCTTTATGCATACGTCCGTCAAGTGTCACTGAGTTCTTTTTATATTTCTCATGTAACATATCTAATGTCATTGTAAAATTAGTCAATACAATAACCTTCTTTCCTTGTTCTAAACATTTGTCAATTAATTCACATGTATAGGGAATCTTTTCATATGAAATAAGTTGGCGTATTTTCATTAAACGATTTAATGTAACAGTGATAGTTTCGTCGTCTTTTTTATCATTACTAATACGAGTGAATTCTTCCAATTCCTCATCATACATTTTGCTATTCAACTCAACAAAAACGGGAGTAACGATTTTTTCAGGTAAGTCAAGAATATCGGTTTTCATTCTACGAAGAACTATATTCTTAGTACGTTCACGTAATTCATCCAAATTAGACGCACCACTTGTGTTCCACACTTTTCTTTGACCAACTCTAAATTGATAACCCGCACAATAACGACGAACATATGATTGCCAATTCAATGTTAACGGAGATTCTACAATCTTTAATAAGTTAAAATAGTTAATTGGGCGTGATGTCATTGGTGTTCCTGTCAATAACCAAACTTTTGGTATTGTTTCAAGAACATCATTTAATAAACGAGTTCTATTGGCGGTCGCATTTGAAATGTAATGTGCTTCATCTACGATTGCCAAGTCAAAATTGGCATTAACCAATAATTTATAATCGTCACTATCTTCACTTTTGTCTGTGGTGTGGTAGTTCTTAATAATATCATAATTAATAATATAGTAGTCAAATGTTGATCCCCATTTACGTCCTTCGACAATTAAAACTTTTCTATCTGAATAGTTTCTTATTTCCCTCTCCCAATTTATTTTTAAAGATGCGGGACACACTATAAGTATTTTTCTTGCTTTACTTTCTAAGGAAGCAACTACCGCGGACGTGGTTTTACCCAAACCCATATCGTCAGCCAAAATAAATTTGTCATTTGCCAATAACTTTTCAACCGCAACCTTTTGATGTTCCATTAAAGGTCTTGCATTGTATTTTGTATAATCAATAATACGATTTAATTTTTTCTCTTCCTGTAAAACGGCCGCCTTTGGTAACCACATTGCACTTAATTGGTCAACATCCAATATCTTACCCCATATATGAAACGCCTTATCTGATTCACATAATAGTTTTTCACACCATATTTTACTTGGTGGAGTTGTTAATAATCTTTCGTCCATTATTTTCTCACCGAAAGAATTAACTATGTTAATATATTTTCTCGCAATTTTAGGGGTAGTTTGATGATATTTCAATACGTACTCTGCTTGTGGTCGAGTCAATTTAAAATTCTTAACATCTATAAATTTTCTTTTCCATTCTAATAATTGATTATTAGAACCTTCATAAGACGAAAGTATATTTCTAGCCTCTATTTCGGGAATCTTTGTTTCCATATTAAAATATAAATAATAAGAACGTAAGATTAAACTATTTATTAAGATATGAACAATAAACTACCAATTACCCGATTGTCTAAATTCTTCTCTCAAGACGACTTCGATATAAATGTCCAAATGGGTAGAGAGTATCTTCATGGTGATTTAAACATGAAATTGGTTCTGTATCGTGTTGATAGAGAGAAAACTGACAATGATGCGGTATACGCTGAGGCGGGAACTGACGAAATAAAATATTTCCCACCTGTGGAGTTTAATGCGTTGGTGAAAATTGAGGAACCTAAAAATGCCACTTATAAAAATGGTATGGTTAGATATAATGAACCGGGTAATTTAACACTATCAGTTTATATAACACACTTAGAAGAGTTGAATGTTGACATTAGGTATGGTGATTATATAGGTTATCCTGATTCTGAAGAAAGATTGAGATTTTATACCGTATCTAATGACGGTAAGGTGACTTCAGACAATAAACACAAAATGTTTGGGTATAAACCACACTATAGAACTATAGTATGTGTTCCAACACAAGAAAACGAATTTAGAGGAGTATAACATGGGAATACCTAAAAGAAAAAACAATATAGACGTATACGGAGGTGCTAAGGAATCATTCCAAGGTAGACAGGTAATTGAAAGAAGACAAGAATTATTAGATAGAATTACTAAATCTGATTCTTATTTACCCGATTCAATACTTCATGATGATTTGGATTCGGGAATGTTGGATTTTGTTAAAACAAACTTTGTTGTTGTGTCTGACGGTAATCAAATACCTATTATACCTAAAATTCTAACAATACAAAGGTGGGGAGAGTTTACAAACAATTGGCAATTTTCTGATGATGATGGTAATATAAAGATACCTTTTATATCAATTATTAGAAAACCAGATGTACAGCCGGGGACAAATCCTGTTACACAAAGAACAATACCTGATAGAAGAACGTTCCATTACGCGTCTGTCCCAACATGGAATGGTACTCAAATTGGTGCTGACATCTATAAAATGCCACAACCTGTGGCTATAGATATTACATTTGATGTGACAATTGTTTGTCATAAGTTCAGAGATTTAAATAAATTCAATAAAATTGTTTTACAAAAGTTCTCATCAAGACAGGCGTACACGTCCGTAAAAGGTCATTATATACCAATTATTTTAGAAGGTATTGAGGATAATAGCCCTATCGATACCATAGATGGACGTAGATTTTACATTCAAAATTATAAATTTGTAATGTTGGGTATATTAATTGATAGTGAAGAATTTGAGGTAAAACCCGCAATTAGTAGATTTTTTCTGTTAAATGAGTTTATTCAAGAAAAGAAAGTAACTAAGAAATATATTAATAAATTAATAGATGTAACAATTGCAACATTTCCTGCGGATGGTATTCAAACACAATTCAGTGTGGGTGAAAGTATTGGTACACTTTTTAATGTTTCACTAAATGGTCTTGTGGAAGAAAGGGATGCTGATTATTTTCACGTAGCATATACGTCAAAAATTACATTCTCAGAACCACCACCTGAAGGTAGTACGGTTACTATAACATATTATAAGGGTAGAAATAGTACAATTATTGACACTTATGGTACTATCTTACAAGTTACCACAGAATACTACACTTATGATGGTTCATCAATTGTGTTTACATTAAATAACTCGATTAATAGTATTGTAACGGTTGATATTAATGGTCTATTACAAGAGGAAGGTTCGGGATTTGATGTTACGGGAAGTCAACAGATTACTTTAGGGGGTACACCTGTCTTGGGTTCAAGAATTGGTGTGACGTATCTTTATTAATCATCACCGTATAAATCTTTTTTCTTTGGTTTACAGAGGTCTTCAATAAACTTCTCTAGTACTTTGTAAATTTTTAATCCATTCTTTTCACAGTGTTGTTTTAACATCTCATGGTGTTTCTCACTGATTTTTACGTTTTTTTGATTGTTTTCCATAGTAAAAGATAGTAAAAGATATAAAAAGATAATTAACTATCTTTTTTGAGAAAAGTACGGAAATCTTTGCTAAAAACAAAGATATTTATAGAATAACTAATAAAAATAATTAACCAAACAACAATCGATGGCAAATTCAAACAGAGTATTCGTTTCTCCTGGTGTTTATACATCAGAGAAGGATCTAACATTCGTAGCTCAAAGTGTCGGAGTAACTACATTGGGATTAGTGGGTGAAACTTTAAAAGGTCCCGCATTTGAACCAATTTTAGTTGGAAACTTCGACGAATTCAAGACATATTTTGGCGGTACTTCTCCTGAGAAAGACGGAGCAAATAACCCAAAGTATGAGTTACCTTACGTAGCTAAATCTTATTTACAAGAGTCAAATCAATTATTCGTAACAAGAGTATTAGGATTGACAGGATATAATGCGGGTAAAACATTCGCAATTAAAACATTAGGTGGTATTTCACCAACAGGTACAACTTGGGAAAACAGTTATAGTGGTAACACCTCTACAACTATGTCTGCAACTACTGCAACTATAACAGGTAGTACAATATTTGGTGAATTATCAGGAAAAACAGCATCTGACGGTTCTTCAATCACAGACTATATTGTTGAAACATTTAGTGGTTACACTGCAAGTACAAGTAATGATGGTAAATGGTTCACAATTGGTTTAATACCTTCAGGTGTAACATTACCAACAGGAACTGAAGTAGTATCACCATTAACTGGTAAAATTACATCAGAGTCACCAAACAATAAAGAATGGTATAATACGTTCTATAATTCAGGTGCAACCATTAGTCAAGTGTATTCATACCAATTTGTATGGAGTTCAGGTAACACAAGATTTGATGTTACAAAATATGTGTTTGACGCAGAGTTGAATACAGATTATCATAATGTTTCTGTTTTAACATTAAGATCAAGAGGTCGTTATGTTTCAGAATCATTAACTTATGAAGTTACAGGTACTACACAAGTTTCATTAGCGGAAGTAACAGATATCGAATTAAATCCTTTAGGAGAGTTCCAAATTAATGTTACAGGTGCAACAGGAGGTGCTAAATCATTCAATTGTACATTAGATACCACATCTACAAAATTTGTAAAGAAGGTATTAGGTACAGAAGTATTTGATAAATCATATTCTGATTTCCCATTATATGTTGACGAATGTTACTCAAGTTTAGTAAAGGCGGCATATGAGAGAGGATTAATTAGAGGTTTAAGTACAACTAAAGTATTCAACAATGAAGGTTCTAACTTTATAGGTCAATGGCAGACTGCATTATCACCAATGGTAGTTTCTGAAGTACGTGGTGGTGAGGTGTCTGACTTATTTGAGGTTGTAACTATCTCTGACGGAGAAGGTTCAAACTATCAAGTTAAGATTACAATTCAAAATATCAATTTAGATTCAGGAGAATTTGATTTGGTTGTTCGTGATTTTTACGATACAGACGATAATATGGTGGTATTGGAGAAATACTCAAGATGTTCAATGAATCCTGAAATGCCAGGATATGTTGGTAGAAAAATTGGTACATCTGATGGTGAATACGAATTACGTTCAAAATACATCATGTTACAAATGGCCGATAATCACCCAACAGATGCATTCCCTGCAGGTTTTAAAGGTTTTGTTAATAATGAAAACTTTAGTGGAACAACATTAGGTAGTGTTATATTCAAAACTGATTATAACGATGCTGGTGATATTGTTACATACAATGCAGATGGTACAGGAAACGTTGAAAGTGGTGATAAAGTTAAAAAGGTAATGTTAGGTTTATCTTCTCAGGTTGGTTTTGATAAAGATTTGTTTAAATACAAAGGTACAAGTGGTACGACAGAAACATTTGGTTTCCACTTATCAACAAATGCATCGAGTATTACAGGAACAACATATCAATGTACACCATATGACTTAGAGGGTACAACTAAAGGTAAATTAGACAACATTGCTTATCGTAAGTTCACATTTGCAGCTGGTGGTGGTACTGATGGTTGGGATATCTATAGACAAACAAGAACATATAGTGACTCATACATTTTCGGTAAATCAACTTATACCAATAATAAAACAAATGGAATATATAGTGGGGTATTTAATCCTGATAATGGTAATTCTGACTACTACGCTTACTTAGATGGTATAAACACATTTGCTAACCCTGAAGCGGTTGATATTAACGTATTTGCAACTCCAGGTATTAACTTCCGTGATCACAGTTCATTAGTAAATCAAGCAATTGATATGATTGAGAACGATAGAGCAGATTCATTATACATTATGAACTCTCCAAACATCACAGGAACAACAGCAGCATCTGACATTGTTGATGAATTAGATACAGCATCTATTGATTCTAACTACTCAGCAACATATTGGCCTTGGATTCAAATTAGAGATACAGACAATGCAACACAATTATTCATACCACCAACAGGTGAAGTGTTGAAGAATATTGCATTAACTGATAATGTTTCTTATCCTTGGTTCGCAGTTGCGGGTTATTCAAGAGGTTTGGTAAATGCAGTTAAAGCAACTAAAAAATTAACTCTTGATGAAAGAGATGATTTATATAAGAATAGAATTAACCCAATAGCTACATTCTCTGATACGGGTACCATTATTTGGGGTAACAAAACGTTACAAGTTAGAGAATCTGCTTTAGATAGAATTAACGTAAGAAGATTATTATTGAGAGCAAGAAAATTAATTTCAGCAGTTGCGGTTAGATTGTTATTTGAACAAAATGACGAACAAGTAAGACAAGAATTCTTAAGATTGGTAAATCCAATTTTGGATTCAATAAAGAAAGAAAGAGGTTTGTACGAATTTAAAGTTACTGTTTCTAGTGACCCAGAAGATATCGATGCAAATACATTGAGAGGTAAGATTTACATTAAACCAACTCGTTCTCTTGAATTTATTGATGTAGAATTCGTAATTACTCCAACAGGAGCTTCATTTGAGAATATCTAATCTAAAAGGAGGATATAAAATAAGAAAGGGGGTCGAAAGACTCCCTTTTTTT